GTTCTTAGGAAAAGGCGGAACGGCGTTGGCCTATCAGGTGTCCGGTGATTATATGAGGTGGATTGGTTACTTTTTCATCTTCATGGGCATCAAGATGGCAACCGATGGCGTCCTTCGCGGTCTCGGAATTATGCGTCCGTTCCTCGTTGCAAACATGGTGAACCTTGCGATTCGCCTGTCCGTTGCATTGATCTGTGCACCGCGTTTCGGTATTGCCTTTGTCTGGCTTGCTGTACCAGCTGGTTGGCTTGCGAATTTTTTAATCTCTTATGTGGCTCTCAGGAGATCATGGCCGACTGATAAGATGGCATCCATTAGTTAACTTCCAGTTTATCAATCTACACATTCAACGCATTCCGTGTCAACCGATAAATCTCCAACCGTGACAGTGCCTTCGGCGATTGATTCGTCTGATTCACCGTTTTCCGGTTGTCCGTGTTGTAATAATTGTTCACCGTCCCACCGGAACTATCGGGCAGCATTGCTCCGGAAATCCCATGCAAGCTGTAATTCAAATCAGAATCCATGGTCAGCTGCATGGCTTTCGCCACACCGCCTACCGCTTTTTCCACATACTTCTTGCTTTTGTCGATGCCGTCTGCCAGCCCTTTCATAAAGTCCGGCATCCAGCTCTCGTAGTCCGTCAGCGGTCCTTTGTCCGGTACAGAGAAGTGCAGGAAATCCCGAATGGTATCGGCAACATTGGTGACACAGTCCGCCAGCCAGCCGATGGCACTCTGAATGCCGTCAATGATTCCCTGAATGATGTCCCGTCCCCAGTTCCAGGCATCTGAAGCCAGTCCCTTGATATATCCCACAGCGGCATCAAACCCATTCTGAATGGTGGACTGGATACCGCTGATCTTATCAGAAACCGCAGAACGAATGTTGTCCCAGATGCTGGACACCGTAGAAGAAATGCTCTGCATCACGTTGGAAATCGTGCTCTTGATGCTGTTCCAGATGTTAGATACCACCGATTGGATGGCGTTCAGAACATTGGAAACCGCAGAGGAGATTTGATTCCAGATAGACGATACCACAGAAAAAATGGCATTCATCACA